CACGTAAACAAATATGTACAGCAAACAGCGTTTTGAATTATGGCAAGAGGAGGTAGCAACGTAAAGTCTGTGGCGGCGCATAAAGAGAAGGGTAATTACCGGCCGTCACGCCACGAAAACCGGGCAGAAAACCAGGTTAAACTGGTTTCACACATACCACAACCCCCGGCGAAATACGACAAGAAACACCGGGAAAAGTGGAACGAAGTATGCACAAACCTGTACGAATTGGGCGCACTAAGTACGGCGGACCTGGATGCGGTGGCAAAGTATGTGGAAGCGTGGTTTTTGTCTGAATCGGCATGGGATGAAATACAGGCCGGAGGCATAACGGTAACAACTGAAAAAGGGGCGCGGATGAAAAACCCGGCCATCAATGCGTACAATGAAGCGGCGGCCATCCTGATCAGGTTGGGCGATAAATTCGGCTTTAGTCCGAAATCCCGGATGGGATTAAAGACAGAACCGCGCAAACCTGAAGATCCTTTAGAAGCCTTTTTGAATAATTGAAATTAGCTGAGCAATATATTAAGGCGGTAATGTCGGGCCGGGAGGTGTGCTGTGAGTTTGTAAAGCTGGCAGTAAAGCGGCATTTGGACGATCTGGAAGCGAGCAAAGATCCGTCTTTCCCTTTTATCTTTTCAGAGCAACAAGCAAACCGGGCTTTAAAGTTCGTTTCCATTCTTAGGCACACAGAAGGTAAGTTGGCCGGGCAATTTTTCAACCTGCAGCCAAACCAGGCTTTTTCCATAGCGATGTTGTACGGGTGGCGAAATCGGGAAACAGGATACAGGCGCTACACACAGGCATATATCGAAATGGCCCGAAAGGGTGGAAAGTCGCAATTTGCGGCGGCCCTGGAAATATATGGGGCTGGATTTGAGGGTGAAGAAGGCGCACAGGTGTTCACGGCTGCAACCACAGCAGATCAGGCGGGCATCGTATTCCGGGCGGCAAAGAAGATGTGTAGGTATTTGAAGAAAGACAGCCCTGCAATGGATAAAGTCATTGACATTTTCGCCCACTCCATTGTCTTTAAAAATACTGATTCTTTCATTCAGAAGGTAAGTGCTGACCACGGAACGTTGGACGGTCTTAACCCTTACTACGCTGTGATAGATGAATATCACGCGCATAAAACAGATCTTGTAAAGGGTGTAATGCAGACGGGTATGGGATCACGTGAGTGTCCCATGCTTATCATCATCACTACGGCCGGATTCGACAAAGAAAGCCCATGCTTTAAAGTAGAGCGGGCTAACGCTTCAGCGGTGCTAAAGGGTGAACGGAAACAAGACAACCTCTTTGCGATCATATACACGCTGGACGAAGGGGACGACTGGCAAGACTCATCCGTATGGCGCAAGTCTAACCCAAATTTAGGCAGTACGCCAAACGAGCAATACCTACGCGATCAGGTAACGGATGCTATCAACAAAGGCACATCTACCAGGGTGCAAGTGCTGACTAAGAATTTTAACTGCTGGTTAGATACGCCAAAGATTTGGATTCCAGAAGAAAGCATAAAATCAGTTATGCAGCCTTTGAGGTTGGAAGATTACCAGGGGCGGCCGTGCCATTTGGGTATTGACTTAGCGGCCACTTCAGACGTTACAGCAATGGCTATGTTTTTCCCTCCGCACATGGGCGATAAAGCGGCGCTATTCCTTACGTTTTGGCTGCCTGAGGACACGATCGAAAAGCGGAAAGAGGACACCAATTACCTGGATTGGGTAATAAACGGGCATATCACAAAGACACCTGGCAACATTGCGGATTACAATTTTATGAAAAACGAGATCCTGCAACGTTCACAGGTTCACCGGATTGGATCTATTGGCTTTGACCAATGGAACGCCTACCAGATGGCTACGGAACTAACAGATGCTGGCTTTGAGATGAAGCAATGCAGGCAGTCCTACGGCAATTTATCAGAGCCTTTGAAATGGCTTGAAAAAACCATCCTTGCAGGGGAAATAGAAATAGCAGACAATCCGGTTTTGCTTTGGATGTTTCGGAACATCGTACTGGATTACGACGCGAATGACAATATTAAACCTAACAAGGCAAAGAGCGCAAACAAGATCGATGGGGTTTCAGCAAGTGCGATGTCAATATTTGCATGGCTAACGCAGCCTGCCCCCGTATCCTCTTATTTGCTGGATTCTGACCTTTTAACAATGTAAACATGGAAAAAGAATGTTTTTTAATTCCTGAAATCTCCATGTTTAAGCGTGGGTTTTCGTTTGATCTGTATATTGACGAATACGGACAAGACGTGTCTGGGTGGTATAGCTTTACCTATAAAGTCGACTATTCCAAGCCATTGCCTTTTTTAAAAAAATTGATTTCTGAAGGCAAAATTAGATACAAAAAAAACAGAGCTAACTAATAACATGCCAATCTACCACAGTAAAAAATTCCGGGAATCTGCCTTAGCCCACCAACTGCTCGACGGTCTTGCCGGACTGGAGATCGGCGGCGCCGCGCATAACGCCTTTGGGCTGGATGTGTTGAATGTAGACCGCGTTCACCATACAAATTTAGCCTTTATGCCTTACGCCTTGGAACAGGTAAGGCTTTGCGGCGAAGTGATGCCCGTGGACATAGTGGCTCCCGGTGATAGGCTGCCAGTAAAGGACAAAAGCTATGACTTTGTAATTAGCAGCCATGTGATAGAGCATTTTTATGATCCTATTGCAGCGATCAAAGAATGGATGCGTGTTTCAAAAAGGTACATCTACATGATCGTACCACACCGGGATGCTCTGGAAAGCGACAAAGACAAACCCCTGACAGAAATCAGTGAGTTCCTAAACAGGCACAAGGTCGGGGCAAATATCGGGGCGAGTGATGAGCATCACAGCAGGTGGACACCTGATAGCTTTATGGTAATGTGTGGCTATATTGAAAGCCCGATAAAGGGCGAAACGTGGCGTGTGTGTGCTTATCAGTATAGCGACGATAAAGTGGGCAATGGGTTTACCGTTGTCCTTGAATGTGAACAACAAAACATGGAAAAATGATAAACGTACTTGTAATTGAATCCCCCCTTGCTAACGCGGTAACCTGGTGGCGCTTGTTTCGCCCGTTTGCTCAGATGCGAAAAATGTATCCGGGTAAGTTTAACTTCAAATTTACCAGAAAGCTAACGGCTGAAGACTTATACCTGACAGATGTCTTTGTGCTATCCCGGCCAAACGACAAGGAAACGCTGGAGGTGGTCAAGCGGGTGAAAGACGTTGGAAGGTCTAAAATCATTCTGGACATTGACGATGCAATGACTAACCTCCCCGTCTACCACGACCAAGCGGCCTACCACCATGCGCGGTCGCACATAGCGCGTGAAATCTGGACGTATGTCGATCACTTTTGGGTAAGCACTGAACAGCTGCTTTATGAGTGCGACTGCCTGAATAACGGCGAAGTAGTACCAAATGCTATTATGCCCAACGATCTGCCTTTGGAGGCGGCCCCGGATAGAGGCTTTTGGATGTGGCGCGGTAGAGGTATGCAAAAGGAAGATGTGTACCAGGCGGGGCGCGAAGTGTACGACCGGGTTAAACATATCCCTAAACGCTTTTTATTTTGGGGTGTGCTTCCTGCATTGAACCACGGGCAAAACATACACCTGGAAGAATACGATGATGATGTGCAGAGCTACATGGCGAAGCTAAAACAAGCGCGGTTTAACGTGGTATGGAAGCCTTTGGTAGATTGCCAGTTTAACGACGCGAAAAGCAATATTGCATGGATAGAGGCTACCATGTCGGGCGGTGTGTGCTTGACTAACTACGCGGGCAAAAAGGCATGGGAACACGCGACGGCGGAACCTTTGGAGTATGAAGCGGCGGTGGAGCTTTGGGGCAAAAGCCGGGACAGGATTTTACAGGACTTCAATCTTGAAAATACGGCACGGCAAAGGATGGAGAGTATTGATAAGCTTGTGTCGAGCAGTTTTAAAGACTGGTCAAAGGAATTGATTTTGCAAAGGTGAAAAAAGGCGGCACCCTGAATTAACAGAGTGCCGCCGTATTGAATGGACTATATTAGATCAGGCATTTTGTCTGTTGATACATACGTCAAAGCCTTTATTTTTATTCCTTGCCTAAATAGATTCCAGGTTTTAAATGTAAGGTATTGCCGAAGCTTTGCAGGTATTTTTAAGTTACTTGAAAGGTCGGAGATCATTCTATTCCTTAAAAATAAAATTGGATCCCCCGGCTCAAGGTTTACGCCAGAAACAAGTCTTGCCATGAAAACGTCCCTTGCTTCAGAACCACCAATCTTTTCAAATGTGTAATACAGAAAAGCATATTCAGCAGGCGTGTAGATTGCTAACTTTTGTCTTGCTTGCTTCCCAAACGACACAGCGTCTTGCAAGTCAACGGTTTTTGCAAACTCAAGAATTTCAGAGTTTGAAAAAACCTTATTTCTAAGCCCACCCCCTTCCGATCCTTCTGAACTATTTGTATGCATTATGACTAAGCCCTTTAACAACTCGTAAGCAAGTATGAGTTTTGCGGTTGCAGCAACAGTAGTTGCGTTTTTTATTTGAGATATATGCAACACATCAGAGGCTTTACGAGGTTTGCCTGTGTCTATTTTATCAAAAATAGAATCATCCATTCCTGTAACTAACAATGTTTTAAAATTTATGCCGGTTTCTACAGACGCAATAAGGCGATGCTGGCCATCTAAAACCCTTCCCGATTCGGCGATTCTAATTGGGTCGGCGCAAAAAACAAACGCGCCGTCTTTCATTTGCCTTTTTATAAAGGCTAAGTTATTTTTTGAAACAGCCCTATTACCTATGTTTTTTTCTAAAAGCTTTGAAGCCATTTCAGGCGTCATGTCTACCACCTCAATCTTATTTTTTTCCATGTTTTAAAAAAAATGCCCTCACAAAATCCACGGAGGGCAGTCCGTGAATATGCAAAGGCATTAAAAATTCTTATTTCAACCCTGCCCGGTTGATTTTTAAAATGTCGTACAAAAATAAACCAAAAAAACCAGACAACCAAAAGAAAACCAATAAATTGCAGTACTTTTTTAAATGAAATTGTCGGGGTAATTGACTGAAAAAAAGCACGTGAGGGGATGCGCGCACCCACTAAGTATGAAAGACTTTTGGGTGTTGGTGTTAGAACAGCTTGTCGAGTGTGGCAGGATGGATCAGGCCTACTATGCCGCGGAGGAAATTGTGGTAAGGGATTACGGGCGGCGGCGGTTTAAGTCTTACCAGTCTTTCCTTAACGCAAAATGCAAATGGTATAAAAATAGAAAAAAACAGGTAAGACTTAAAC